ATCCGCATTTCCGAAATACCCCATACATATTACCAGTGTATGTTGCGCCTTTCGATTTTACAGGCACACCAGCCATCTGCCAAGCCGTAATAACAGCACTAGAGCAATCGTAATCTGGTCCCCAACGATTTACCTGGTCGTATCCATGAGAGTCATCATTGGCAGTATCTTCCATCCATTTAATAGCGGTTTCCGTTTTTGTCATACATATCTCACCTTCAATCGCGCAATATCTTTATTTTGTAATACTTGCAAGCTTCATGTTCGATTCTACATCCACGATGCTCTTTCCAATGATCTGCAAAGTATGCTGCATCAGCCGTAGAGAGTAATTCCAACGACTTTGCAAGGAACCATAATGGATTTGCAACGTGTGGCGCCTGTCTGAAGAAGCTGTCAACAATTTCAACATCGTCGGTAGATATCATTGCGTCTAATTCCTGTGCAATTGCATTACGTTCAGCAATAATAACTTCATCAGACCGATCACCCATGGGTTGCGAAATAAATACTTTAGTCACGATTCTTTCAGATCCCCTTTTTCAAGATGCAGCTCCATAACGCCCGCTTCAATGAGCTTAGAAATCTGTTCATCATCGCATGCAATATTTAATTTTGAGAGTGCGTCTTTGACAAAACTAAGTGCATAAGCTTTTCTATCAGCACCAGATTTCTGCCACCATACCTGCTGTGCAGCTTTTACTGCCTTGTCGACAATGGTATAGATCTGTCGTGTCTTTATGTATTTCGTAATAGTTGGAAAAATATAAACAACCATTACAGCCACAATAAGGCGAACGAGAAGTAATGCGATTTCAAAAGTATTTTTATTCATGATTTAACCTCGATATGAAAAATTAGATCCATTAGTTATCTCCTGCCAAATACCATATTTATTATTCCAGCAGGATTAAGACCCTTCTCGTTACACAACTGGTAGAACGCCCGCTGAGGATTCCCTCCATGCTGTGCCACATAATTCTTGGCCGAATCTAATCTTGGATCATTTAAACTTGTAGGCAGCGAATTATCATTCTGATTCTGAGATGCCTGCTGTCCAGTTACATTTTCATTTCCTAATTGTCTTAATATCGGATTCATTGCCTGTCCCTTCTCATTCAATGAAATTCTGCCAAAAGTTTATCGATTTTTCCTTCGATACGATCGACATCAGATTTCAAAGCGTACTCTGGTGATTCTTCAGTCGCTTTTACGTCAACAACTTTTGGTTCTTCAATCTCCGTAATCCTGTATGGTTTAATAGTGGCGAATCCGGCACTGTCCGTAGATTTGCACCAAATCACATCTTCCTGAGTCAGATCGATCATAAGAACCGAACTATTTGGAGCTAACTGAAACGAATTCGCGCCATCTCTTCCACTAACTTTCGGTATTTCCATTTTGTTATATGGACCCTGAAAATTTATTGAATTAAGTCCTGGAACAGTAAAGTTGTCATAAGGATACATGGTGAACGTCCTCCAAAATTACCAATTATCAAATGAAATATGTTCAAAGTTCTTTACATATCTTTATAGAGCTCTTGCATGTATTTAACTTTTGCATAAGATTCAGCATACATATTTAAAAGTAACTGCTTAATTTGAGAATAAATAGAATCACTGGTTGCTTCTTTGCTGTAATCTTCTTTGAACATATCTAGAAGTTTAGAAGCGTGATCCAATTCCATCTCAGACATCTTTGCAAATGTTGAGGCACGATCCGAATTCGTATCCTTACAGCTAATAGCTCTCTGAATGTAATCACAAGCTCCATCAAGCTCGTCTCTGATTTGATTGTTGTAATAAAGAATATCCATAATCCCAACGCCCTCTTATCATATTACGAATTAACAGCAGATGTAGTCGCTGCGCCTGAACCAGCCCAAGCTACAAAACGACCAAGGTTAGAGAGGATGGTCTGAGACTGCTGAGCAAGATTTGCCTTATTCTGTGCGTCAGCAAGCTGGCGAGTAAGATCGTCAATCTGCATCTGATCCATCTTCGTCTTTACTGAGCAACAGCAATTCTCCATCTGGAATCCGAGCTGAGAAAGCTGAGCCGAAAGCTGATTGGTCTGATTTGTGATCTGCTGAGAAATGTTGTTAAATCCCTGAACAGCGTTAATCTGATTTGCATAGTTCTGCTGCATGAGCGTAGCTGTCTGATTATTTACAGCCTGAAGAGTCTCATAATTATTGTTTGCAGAAGAGAGGAGGCCCTGCTGAATACCAGAGTTAATTGTCTGGTTATTAATTGCTGCCTGAACTCCCGCATTAGTTGCTACATCAGGCATCGGAGCTCCTCCTCTATTTCCGTATCCACCCCAACCAAGCATAAGAAAAATCAGAATAAGCCAGCCAAGGCCATCATTGCCACCGAATCCACCATTCCCAGTAACTGCTGCAAGATCAGCTGGTGAGAAATTTCCATCTGCCATATAATTTGTCCTTTCACCTAAATAATTTAGGATTTTTTGTGAGAAATTTATGATTTGCATTAAGAAAGACAGCCTATATATTTTGAAGAGGGCGCTGGGACGGCTGTCTGAGTAAAATATTGGTTTTGGGGCACAATATTTTAAAAAATTAAAAAGCCTCCGACACCGTATACAGCGCGAAGGCAGAAAAACCGGGTGCAGGCTAGTCGCCCAGATTTTTATTAAATTTTACAATGATAACCGTGAACTCTGCGTCGTATAGATCAAAATCTCTTCGTTATATTGGATCTGGTGGAAATGGAAATTATAGCGCGACTGGAATATCAGGATGGCAAGGATTAACAAAAGATAGTTTTGTATTTGTGCCAACAAAAGTCCATTACCAAGGAAGCACATACGATAACAACGATGCCAGTTATATTGTTTTAGGCAATGGCGTCACCGGAGATGTTTATCCATCTATTTCTTATAATTCATCGAATGGTATCGCGACTGTATCTGGTTGCCATGGACAATTATATTCGCAGAGCGCAAATTCACATGGTGTACAAGCTAATGTTACCGTTACAGGCAATGTGTATTGTTTGGTTTAATCCTGGTTAATTCCAACTCTCTAGCCATAACATTGCTCTAAACATTGCTTCTTGTGGACATTGAACGGTTGCCGTTGCGTTGTACCATTGATGTGTTCCAGTAACTCGATTTCTAGATAAGGTTATCCGAATTCCTTCATTTAGTCCTGTGGAGCTAGGTGATTCTGAGTGACCATTTTTAGCGGCAAGTAAATATAACGTTATTGTTTCTGTATTCTTTACGTCATTTTTCCCGTCATTTTTCCCGCTATTATACGACGCAGAGTTCGTATTCACTCTGGAGTCTGCGTCGGAAACACCAGCAGAATAGGCGTCAGACCACATCGAAGTCTGCTTGGCAACAGCGTCTTCCATTCTGACTTCGGGCGCCCAAGCAGCTCCATCAGCATGATAATATCCCTCAGGTAGCTGATTCATAGCGTAATAACCATTTACATGAGCCATCGATTTTCCATATTGCCATTGCCCTCTATCCGGCATTGTGCCTTCCACCACTTCATCATCGCTATCGGTGGTTACAGTGTTGTGTCCAGCTAAAACATGTGCCTTGGCAGCAGTGACGTCATCAGACCCGATTCCGCCGCCCATTGGCTGCATTAAAACTTCACCCATCGCTATTCATATCCTCCCATTCTATGCCATCGTCATCTGTTGGTTTTTCCTCTGGCTTTTTCTGTTTAATCCAGGCACAGCAGATTAATTCAACAACACCTGGAGATAAGATACACCCTTCTAAAACAGATGGCTCATTCTGAAATACAATCCAACTAATGAAAAAGGCAACACTCCAGCCAAAGATATAGAGCATTGCCAAAATTAGGTATTTATCTAGATTTTTCATAAGAACAAGTTATTCTTCAGATAGTATTCATATTTTTCCTTAATTACATTAATCGAACTTACGGCGCGATCATTAATAAAATTTGGATGCTGCTCGCAATAATTATTATATAGTGTGATCGTATGTAAGATTTGATTGAAATGCTCTTCAGAAAATTTATCTTTTCGTCGAATCTCATCTGCGAACTGTACAATCTGCGTTCTACGGTTTTCAGCATCAGACTCCATTCTTGCTTCTTCTACCGTTTTTAAATTCTCTGCATTTCTCAGCTCAAACTGTTCAATCTTTGCATTAAGCTTTTGATCCGAGTCTTGCATTTCCTTGTGATTTTGATCAATCTCCTCATGTAGCAATTGGAGTTGATCTTTGAGATCCTTTTGTTCTTGGATCATCTCTTCATTAATTACGCGTCCTATAGAGTGGAGAAAAGAAGTGAACGGCTTGATCTTCGTTTTCCTCTCTAACACAACCATCACACACAGACATATAATAATTGCTCGCAGAATAATACCTCCGAGAATTGGTCCGTCTATGATACCTTTTAAGACGCTGGAATAAAAATCCCATTCAGTCATTCATCTTCTTTTCTCCTTTTTTTTTTTTTAGTATGGTTTCGTTAAATCTGAGTTTAGCGAATAAGGCCGAAGTATCCGATCTAACTGCTTTGCAGAATACACTTGCCAATAACTATTACACGAAAGC